AATACAAGCTAGATCTCATCGCAAGGGATAACCCTGATAAGTGGTACTACAACAAGCTTACTATCGAAGACACCAAGCTAATAGCTCTGGAGGACATAGACCAGGAGCGCAAGGAGGGCAAGAGTGAAGAGCTTATACAGCAAGAGTACTATTGCAGCTATGACAGGGGCATCGAGGGCTCTTACTACGGCAAGCTACTGGATGCAGCACGTAAGGATGGTCGCATAGGGCGTATCACCTACGAGCCTAGGTCTATGGTAAACACATACTGGGATATAGGATATGGGGATTGCACATCAATCGTCTTCGCGCAGCAGGTCGGGACAGAATTCCGCATCATCGACTTCTATGAGAGCCAAGGCGAGGGGATCTCTCACTACGTTAAGCAGCTTCAGTCCAGGCCTTATGTGTACGGTCAACACTTCTTCCCGCATGATGCTGGATCTCATTCTTTACAAACAGGCAAGACGCTCCAGCAAGTTGCCCGTGAACTTGGTATACAAGCGACAGTCCTTGAGCGAGACAACCTAGAGCTAGGCATTGAAGCAGCCAGATCGCTGCTAGCTGTCTGCTATATCGATGAGAGCAAGTGCGCTCACCTGCTCAAGTGCCTAGAGAACTACCACAAGAAATACAACGACAAGATGGGCTGTTACAGCACTACACCAGTGCACGACTGGAGCAGCCATGCTGCTGACAGCTTCCGCTATTGCGCTATGGCTAGGCAGACATATGGAGGCAGGGGAGTAAATACCCTATCGCCTGAGAAGATTAAAGACATGAGATGTAAATACTTGGGGTACTAGGTTGTTAAATGGCTTGGATTTATTTAGCGGGATCGGAGGTATGTCCATTGCTTTGCGAGAATGGGTCAGACCTTTGCTCTACTGTGAGATCGACCCTTATTGTCAAGCCGTGCTGCTTAATAGACAGCTTGACGATTTACTACCAAGAGCACCCATCTGGGACGATATCACCAACCTACGCAGGAGCGGAGATAAGGGAGACACCGACATCATCTATGGGGGGTTCCCATGCCAGGATATCAGCATTGCAGGACGCGGAGAGGGCTTGGCAGGCAAGCGAAGCGGATTATTTTACGAGATCCTTCGTTTACTTCGGGAAACAGGATCAAGATTTCTGTTCTTGGAAAACGTTCCAGCAATCACAGGGCGCGGAGGAGCTGACATCGTTAGAGAAATTACCTCGCTGGGGTATGACTGTAGATGGTGCATTATATCCGCTGAATCGGTTGGAGCGAAACATAAAAGAGAGAGATGGTTTCTTTTGGCCCACTCCCAAGGCCAGAGATGCGAAGGCAGCAGGGATGCAGAGCGAACAGAGGAGGGACAACCCCAGTCTACCTTGCCGAGTATGGATGATAACTGGGCGCAAGATCAACCTATGTTGGTTGGAATGGCTGATGCTGTACCCAATAGGATGGACCGAACTAGAGCCCTGGGCAATGCAGTGGTTCCGAGACAAGCGAAAGAAGCATTCAAAATCTTAATGGGGTACTGATGAAAGAAAAAGACAGGATTATTTCTTACATAAACGGCCAGATTGACGAGAAGGTAGAGCGGATCTATAGCAATGAAAAAAGCTTGGAGATCTTGCAGGAGCGAGTCAGACTGACCATAGAGCATATATCGTTATTAAAGGAAGAGGTAGAACAACTAAAGAGCCTATGGGTATCAGATGATAATTGACCTACACGCATCGATTAAGTTCAAGGCCCTTATGGCCGCTTTTGCCTTCGATTTATCAGTTGGTGAGCTCTGGGTCAATTCTAATAGCCTGCCTAAGGATGCTATCTGCAAGGCAGGGCTCACTACCATGCCTATGCTGCGCAGGAAAGGGGCTCTTTACTTACCGATGAGGTGGGTTATAGAGGAGTGGGAAGGGCCCACAGAGCTGTTATCTTTTATGAAGGAGTGTTACAGCCGAGAGATGGCTAACCTAGACAAATACAGAGAGGAGCAGCGCAACCTTATGATATGGAAGCAGATAAGCAACAGCCTACTAATCAACCTAGCCCATGTCATCAGCCTGCAAGTAGAGGGCAAGAAGCTGCTATTTGTTCTAGTGGGGCAGATAGAGCACGCTGTCGAATTTGAGACAGAGGAGAAGGCCAAGCAAGAACTAGAAATGTACAACGAATTTTTAACAGGAGCCGTAGCATGAATATCAACTGGGCTGCAATAGCCAATGAAATGAAAATTTTAATGTTCGTAAAGGAATATCTACAGCTTGAAGACTACCCCGAGATTGCAGTCATCATAGCAGCTGAGCTTAACAGATGTGGAAGCCTATCCGAGGCTATGCAGTCAATAGTAGCCGCTATGAAGGGCATAGAGCGCGGAGAGGATGAGGAGTGCGATAAGCTTAGAGAGCAAGACGAAGAGGACGAGGGGGAAGAGGATGTCGACTAACCCCTTGAAGGAGTGTAAGCGATGCAATACAGTCCATAGGCAGAAGGACTTTAATCCTGCCTTCGACTGCTGCAAGACCTGCGTAACAACAGCAGACCTAGACAACCTACAGCCTGAGATCACGCAGATAATGCGTGGCTTCAGTGCCCAGGAGAAGTCGGAGATCATGCGTGAAGCATTTAGAGCACATAGACAGAAGAAGAATGAGGCTATTTATGGACAAGAAGATAAAGTCCGTGCGCAAGCTGATGGACAAAAAGCTAGACAAGCTTGTGGCTATTGACAAGCCCAGGGACAAGAAGATCAAGAAGTGCGACATGATGATGAAGGGGAAGAAGAAGTGAAGAAAACACAAATTAAAACCTTTGTCGGGATTAACTTGGATCCAGTTGTAAACAGATTTCTTAGTGAATTGTGCATAAAGAAGTCTGAGGTCTGCGATATAAAAATGTTGCTACAGGATGACGGAGACAGGTGGATAATGGTTATTTATAACGAATGTGAATAAAAAAAAGCCTCTAGAAGATTATCCCTAGAGGCGAGCAAAGGCATGGAGTCGATTGCTGATATTATATTCCTTTTTTTTGACTTCACAGTCAAGTAAAATATTTAGTAACAGCGGAGACACCTAATGACCTGGCCTACAAGCAACCCTATTGCTAGGGAGATGGACGACTTCTGGAAAGAGAGCCAGGCGTTATGGCAGCAGTGGTGGTACGAGGCGGATATCGACACCAAGATGATGACAGGGCAGCAGGACTTGCTTAATGCTGCCTATAACATCAACTATCGCAACCAGAAGCAGCTAATGTTCAACAAGCTGCTGCGTATCATCAATATGATAGGGGGCTACCAGCGTAAAAACAGGCTAGCTTCTGTCGTCTACCCTGCCGATAACGATCCAGATCTAGGCGTAACAGCTGAGCAGCTCACTAAGGTGACAGAATGGGTTAAGAGGCAGGACAACACATACGAAAAGATCTCCCAATGTTTCGACGGCTCTAACACCTGCGGCTTAAACCTGATGCAGATATGGCTAGATCACAGGGAAGACCCAGAGAATGGACAGATCAGGACGATGCGAATCCCCTTCAATGCGTTCTTAATGGATAATTACTGGACACAGCACGATCTAAGCGACTGTGATCGTATCTGGACACGTCGATATCTCACTGACAGGCAGCTCTTAAGCATCAAGCCTGACATAAAGAAAGACCTATCCAGCCTAGGAAAGGGGTATGCAGCCAAAGACGGCAAATTCCAGTTCCTAGCGCAGAACTGGTACCAATACTCTCAGCAGATGTACGCCTATGACGAGTACTGGGTACGTGACTATAAGACAGTACGCAAGGTATTGGATAGAGTTACAGGCGAGTTAGCCCCTTGGAATGGAACTAGAGAGCAGTTTCAGCGATTCAGAGAATACAACCCTAATATAGAGCTAATCAAGGCCCAGGTGCCTACCGTAAAGCTCCACTGCCTAGTAAACAACAATTTAGTTTACGAAGAAAAGGAGCCCTACGGCCTATCGCGTTTCCCTTTCGTGCCTTTTATGTGTTACCACTTTACAGAAGTGCAAAACTACTCATACAGGTATCAGGGGGTCATTAGAAATTGCAGAGACAGTCAGATTGAATTAAATCGTAGACGAAATAAGCTGTTAGATATCCTCGACGCGCAGGTGCAGAGTGGCATCATGGTTAAGGAGGACGCGCTAGTCAACCCTGAAGATGGGTTTATGCAGGGCCCTGGTAAAGTTATGTTCTTTAAGAACACAGCTAACCTAGCTACAGACGTCGTGCCGTTCAATGCCCCCCCAGTAGCCCAAGGATGGGAAGAGCTGATAAAGACACTAGACAACGAGATCATGAGCATAGTTGGGACGCCAGAGGAGCTCTTTGGCGAGGACATGAATGGTAAGGACATGTCAGGCATCATGATGAAGCTTAAAATGGGTGCTGGGCTCACCTCCCTGCAAAACATCTTTGATAGGCTTAATGAGTCGCAGCGCAATGTCTCCGATATCATCCTAGAGATCGTCCAAAAGAACTTCGGCTCTGGCAAGATTAAGTCTATCATAGGCGAGGAGCCATCGCCTGAGTTCAACGAAGCATGGAAAACTAAGTATCACTGCGTCATCGAAGAAGCTGCCATGACTGACAGCCAAAAGCAGCTGCAATTCCTGCAAGCGCTGCACCTTAAAGAGCTTGGTATACCATTGGATAACGACTACCTTGTGGAGCTTAGCAATATCCAGGGCAAGAAGAAGGTTATGGAGCAGCTCAAGAAGGCTCAGCAGCAGCAACAGGCTATGGAACAGGCGCAGCAACAGCAGATGCTACAGCAAGGGGAGATCCTTAATAGATCTATCGAGGCTAAAGCCCAGGCTGACTTCTCACATGCCAAGACCTACCAAGCTGAGGCTATCGCTAAGATATCCCAGGCCAAAGAACTGTCAAGCAAGGCTCAGGCTGAGCGTGCAGCTGCAACTTTATCGCAGGTTAAGACGCTAAAAGAGCTGCGAGAGATGGACGACGACAGACTTATAAAAGTGTCTCAGTTTATTATAGGATTAGAAGACCGTGAAAGGGCTATGGCTAAGCAGGACGAAGAAGACTCAGATGTCGACGCTTCTAGAGCTGGCAGCGGTGTTTCCGAGTCTGAGCGCAACTCTAGGCCCTCTCCTCTAGGTCAATCACTGCAACAACAGCCTCAGGGGCAGCCTCAGCAGCCTTTTTAAATATTAAGTTTATAGTTGCATAAAAGATCCAGTACAGCTATCTTATACTTTGATAACGAAGTAGAGGGAATGTATGACTAGATGCTACTGGTGTGGGGATAGTGCAAGTACAATGGTTAGTGGTGTAGGTATTTGCGAAAAACACCACAAAGATTTTATTGGATGTATGGTTAAACAGCCGTCTAATGTCAAATTTTCCACCCCCTCTGTACTATATCCAGAGGCCTACACAAATTTTAAAAACACAGCAATTGCTCCACAGGCTGTAGAGGCCTGAAACAGGGCCAATTGCGAGTTACATAACCTATATTATCAGACGGTAAAGCATGGATTGGATCAATATCAAAGACAAGTTGCCAGATGATGGCGAGACAGTTGTAATTAAATTAAATTATGTACAACCCTATGTATGTATAGCTAGATTTTTCCAAGAATTCAGCACTGCTAGTTTTGATGGTAGAGATGTTTTTATAATGATGCAGCATCCTAAGTTCCCTAAGCCGTGGTTATTCACTGAGGAATACAAAAAGCTATACATCATACCTAAAAAGAAAGTTGAATTGTGGTTTTATTTACCTGACGTCCGCCAGAACGTGTAGAGATTACCGCCATAACTGGTAGAAAATAACTTGGCGCATGGAGTGACAGTTTGATGCCTAAGAAATACAAGCCCTGCTGCGATATGAGATGCGGAGTAGGTGGCTGTAAGACTAGGGAATCTGGTGGCTGCTATTGCTTATGTCGGCTGAAAGACAGAGAGTCTATGCTACTATCGCTGTTAGATGGGACATCTTATAGGATCAATGACGGCGTAGTATATGAGCCAGGACGCATCCCTACTCCTGTGAGGGGCTTTGAAAAAGATAACACCCTGAAAGAGTTAGAGCAGGTGCGAGAAAAGATTAAGAGCTATAAATTAGCGGAGAGTGAAAATGGAAATTGACCTTCAAAATGCTGACGATGTGACAACATTTAAATACAACCTGTTAACAAGAATATTGCATAAGGAAGGGAAGGCCTTAGAAATGGAAGATCGAGAGATCTGCAATTTCTTATTGTCTTGTGCAGTTGGAATTCTTGCCCGAGGGTTTGTATATGATGACTCTGATTTAGATGATGATATGGAAAAGATGAAGACGGCTATCTTGCATATCAAAGACACTATATTAGCTGAAAGAAAGGCTAAGAAAGATGAAGTTTGAATTTCACGATAGCAGCAGCAAAAAGATTACTAGAGCTGTAATAGACAAGCTCTGGGAGCAAAATGTCGATATGGACGACTGGGACTATATGCTATTTTTCGCTATCACATACGAAGCAGAATTCCCGAAGGGGTGGGACAATGTCACGATCGAGCCGAGCAATTACAATGTCTCTCGTTTACTTAATGGCAGTTGCCGTAATAAGTGGTATCCTATACGTGATTTTCTAGGTAAACAGGGTTTTTTAGGTGTAGCTTATCATGCATAAAAAAAAAGAATGGTATGAGTATGTGTGGGAATATAAAAAGTCTATATTAATAACGCTTGTAGCTCTTATTGGGTTCTTTAAGTGTTTTACCACGGTATCACCTGGTTATGTAGGCGTGGTTGTAGACATGCTAGGCGATTCCAAGGGCGTTGAATCCAAAGAGCTGCATGTCGGCTTTCACTTTATCCCACCATGGAAAAATATCTATCAGTTCCCTATCTTTGAACAGAACGATACCTGGGAGGGTGACCATGATGGCTTCAATTTTCAGACATCTGAGGGAATGGCCGTGTCTGCTGACATCGGTATCACATATCACCTTCGCGCTGAGTCTATACCTGTTATATTTCAACGTTACAGACGCGGCATGGACGAAATTACTCATGTATTCATCAGGAATTATATCCGTGACGCTATTAACAAGTCAGCCTCTAAAACCCGAATAGAAGACCTATACTCTGGGAAAGAGAATTTCTTCGAAGATGTAGAGAGCCATGTTAAGCAGGATCTAGCCCCGATAGGCATAGAGCTATCACGGATATATCTTATAGGCCGCTTCCACTTTCCGCCAACTGTTATCTCGGCTCTTAATGCCAAGATAGAAGCGATGCAGAGAGCCCAGCAGCGAGAGAATGAGCTGCGGGAGGCTGAAGCAGAGGCCAAAAAACAGGTCGCTAAGGCCGAGGGACAGGCTAAGTGTGTAATACTGAAGGCTGATAGCGAAGCCAAGGCTAACGCAGCCCTATCGCAGTCTATCACAGCAGAACTAATTCAATGGCAAGCAGTGCAAAAATGGGATGGCAAGATGCCTCACGTCACTAGCGGCGCTATGCCCTTTATACAGGTGAAAGAATGAAGACACTTTTTATATCACTAGCTCTACTCTGCACCAGGCCTGTTATGGGTTGCGATGCAGATTTTGTCAGGGAGTATTTTACCCAAGATGGCCACGAATACCTTATGGTGACGGGCTATTGCCGAGGTAAGGTGCAATACACTGTACACGTGCAAGAATGCCCTTGCGGAGAGGGGCTGTATGAAGTCCAAGGCCCTACAGGCGTTCCAGGTATTCCACCTGTTAAAGGCCCTAATGGACCTGCACAGCCGAAATAGAAAACCTGGCGATTAATTCAGCGGTAGAAATTCTGCCTGATATGCAGAAAGTGGGTGGTTCGACTCCATCATCGCCAAACACGGAGCTGAAATAACGCACCCAAGGAAGGGAAGAGCTTCCACTTTAACGCGGTATAGAGTAACGGTAACTCGCTGGTTTCATAAGCCAGAGCTGTTGGTTCGACTCCAGCTTCCGCTAATGGACTTGTAGCTCAGTGGTTAGAGCTTTGGTCTGTTAAGCCAATGGTCGTAGGTTCGAGTCCTACCAAGTCCTAAGACTCTATAGCTTAATAGTAGAGCACCAACCTTTTAAGTTGGATTGTATAGGTGCAAGTCCTATTGGGGTCAATGATGTGCTGTAGCTCAGAAGGTGAGAGCGCCACTCTTATAAGGTGGAAGTCCTTGGTTCAAGTCCAAGCAGCACAATTAAAAGTTATATGCGACTGGACCTGGGAAAGATCGCAACTTACCTATTTCGGCCAGAGGCGTAATTTTTGGGGAGACTTAGCGGTCTCCTGTTTGCTGCGTTAGCTCAGTTGGTAGAGCACCTCTTTTGTACTGAGGATGTCGTGGGTTCGATTCCTACACGCAGCTATGGGTTATTGATGTATCGGTAGCATATGAGCTTGTCACGCTCAAGGCGGCAGTTCAACTCTGCTATAGCCCGATGTCAAGTAAGATGCAAGGGGTGCGCGAAAGGTCTCCAAAACCTTTGTTGTGGGTTCGACTCCCTCACTTGGCGCATGTTAGGCCCTATAGTGTAGCGGTTAGCACGTCAGACTTTCGCTCTGGAGGCACTGGTTCGAGTCCAGTTGGGGTCATGTGGTAGTAGCTTATAGGTAAATAGGGGGGATAATGAATGTAACTTTTACATGTGCCCAGTGCCATAAAGAATACCTGAAGACTACTGCTGATGATAAGGTAATCAAAAGGTTTAAAAAGTGGCACCCTAAAGAGGATATTAATTCAGCTAAGCTAGTTTGTGAATCTTGTTATAGAATAGCAATCAGAATGTTAGAAATAAAAACTGAAAGACAGAATTGGATTAATTACGCAATGAGTAACTGATATGCAAATAATCGATGGCATCCCAGTTTGGGGAGATCCTCTGCCCGAAGCAGTAGCCCAGATGAAGGAGGCGATGAAGTATGACGCAGTTTACGGTGCCCTTATGGCCGACCATCACATTGGGTATTCTGTTCCTGTTGGAGGTGTTATTGCTTATGAACGGCAGATCTGTGTCAACGGAGTTGGTTTTGATATCGGTTGCGGTAATAAAGCTGTGCTGGTGGACTGTCCTGCTGAGGAACTTAAAGGTAACATCTATAGAACTATGAACGAGATCCAGAAGCATATAAGCTTTGGTGTGGGAAGGTGGAATAATGAAGAAGTTGAGCATGAGCTTTTTTCTGATCCTGTTTGGAATGAGATCCCACTGCTGTCGTCTCTCAGAGATAAGGCAATTTCACAACTTGGAACTGTGGGCTCTGGCAATCATTATGTCGATCTGTTTGTTGACGAACAACAGCGGGTTTGGATTGGGGTACATTTTGGGTCGCGCGGTCTTGGACACAGTATTGCGACGCATTTCATAAAAGCAGGGGGGGGTAAAGATGGGATTCATGCGAAGCCAGTCATATTTAGTGAAGATTCAGACCTTGGACAGCAATATATTAAATGCATGGAACTTGCTGGAAGATACGCTTACGCAGGGAGAGATTGGGTATGTAGCCGCGTTTCTGCCATCTTGCGAGGAAACATACTTGACGAAGTTCATAATCACCATAACTTTGCATGGAGAGAAAACCATTTTGGTAAAGCTCTTTGGGTCGTTAGAAAAGGAGCTACCCCTGCTTTCCCGAGGCAAAGAGGCTTTGTTGGAGGTTCTATGGGAGATATTTCAGTTATCCTGGAAGGGGTGGGAGGAGAGGAAGGGAACGGACATGGGCTACAGAGCGCGTCACTCTATTCTACGGTGCATGGCGCGGGACGTGCAATGGGAAGAGTACAAGCCAAGGGAAAAACCTGTCGAAGAACAGGAAAGCAACTTACCGAGGGACTCGTTAAGCGTGAAGCTCATGATGCTTGGATGCGGGGAGCAAATGTTGAGTTGCGAGGCGGAGGACTAGACGAGAGTCCTTACGCATATAAACGCATAGGAGACGTTTTACAGGCTCATAGCGAGACAGTGAAGATTTTACATACCTTGACCCCTATTGGGGTCGCGATGGCCGATGAAAGGGATTTTGACCCCTATAAAGATTAACAATACCCAAAGGAAAGTCATGGAGCCGACACAACAATTTCAACCTAAGAAGCCCCCAATTATTCAAGTAACGACGGATTATGACCAGTTCAAAATTTTGGATTATAACAGGCCTATTAATCACTTGGCTAAAATGTCTAAAAGCTTAGCTAGATCTAACAAGCTATATGTGCATCCTATCATCGTCAATAAGGACATGGAAATAATCGACGGCCAGCATCGATGGAGCTATGCCCAAGCAACGCAGCAGCCTCTCTATTATGTGATCGATGAAAACTTCCACCCAGCAGATTTAATAGCGCATAACGTGACTGCAAGTAACTGGGTAGCAAGGGATTACGCTTACTTTTACTCTAGCTGTGAGTGTAAAGAGTTTCCTGTAGAGCAGCGCAGAAACTATGGTTTATGCCTGCAAATTTGCGAGGAGTTCAAAGTAGCTTATGACGTGTTTATCAAGTTATTTCATATGTCAAAGGGTAACGTTAGCAGTTCGTTAGACTTTAAGAATGGGGAGTTAAGATTAAAATTACCTAAAGAAGAAATATTTAGCGTAATGCTTCAACTAGAGGAAATTGTAAATTATCTATTGAAGTTCAAGTTAGTGAAGAAAGTAAACATAGAAATGTACCATGCCTTTTATCACCTTATAAGATTAGAAGGTTATGACCGAGAGCGTATGTTCAAGAAGTTAGAGGACAACTTGGACGTAGTTTTAAATATTCTTAAATTCCGTAGAACAGATGAAATATTCAACAGGATTTTAGAGGTTTACAACAAAAACGCTAAGAACAGGCTTGAATCACCTAGACAAAAGTAGATTAAATGATTATTGATTGTATTAGCGATCTGCACGGGTTTTATCCTAAGCTTAAGGGGGGAGACCTTCTAATCATAGGGGGAGATCTGACGCCTTTTGATAAGATCCATGAGTACGCCGACTTTTTTAGATGGCTTAAGAAACAGGACTATGAAAAGAAAGTGCTGATTGCTGGCAATCATGATGTCTTTATTTCGAAGGGGTGGCCACAGACCAAAGAAGAGGCCGACACCTGCGCAGAGATAAGAGAAATGGTAGGCGAAGGCCCCCAAGATTTTGACTATCTATGCGATTCAGGCTGCGAATTCGGTGGTTTCAAGATATGGGGTTCACCTTGGTCTTTGTGGTTTCATGGCATAAATCCTAAGTGCAAGGCTTTTACAGGCAGTGAGCAGGATCTTGCTAATAAATATTGCAAAATTCCCAGGGATACAGATATTTTGATAACACATACCCCCCCTTTTGGGATACTGGACGAGTGCAGCAAGGGAAGGGTAGGCAGCAACGAGTTAAGATCGCTCATCCTTAGCCGTCGCAGAATGCCTAAGCTTAAGTTGCATGTGTTCGGGCATATCCACGAAATGGGGGGCTGTATGTTTGAAAGTTCGCTCTGCAAGTTTGTCAATGCAGCGATAATGGATGAGAACTACGACCCAGTACACGAGCCGAGGATGATAGAGCTATGACCGAGTATGTACCTGACCCGATACACCCTGACTATTACTGCCGAGCAGGCATAAAGGTCTATGAGATTATAGATGCCTACGACTTGGGCTTTTATAAGGGCAATGCCCTGGCTTACATCATGAGAGCAGGTAGCAAAGATGATGCTGTTCAGGACTTGTTAAAAGCGATCTGGAACATACAGAGAGAGATAGATAAACTAGAGCGCAGCAATGAGAAATAAAGACCTAGGGGCCCAGGCTAACGCTATTCTTAGGCTATTTGGGCCCAAAGACATGGATCTTTTATATCATGAGATGGTCGACTTTCTCTATATCTGGGACAGCTGCGAGCATACAGACAAGCTCATGCAAGACGAGCTAACATCTAATCTAGATCAATTAAGGTTAATTAGATCAGCTATAGCGCTGAGTCGAATAGCCGACCTATACTCTAGGAAATTTGATAAGATATCCAAGCGCTTCCCTGCTTTCTGGCGTCGATGCGAGCAGACGGAAGCGGAGCTTAGAAAGGAGGTAAACGCTAATGACAATACCGACCAAGACTTGCAGCAAGTGCCAACAGTCTAAGATTGTGCACGACTTCCCTATTGACTCTGCCCAGTGCAAGGATTGCCGATCTGCCTATTATAGGGAATTGCGTAAAAAGGATCCTCTGGTACAATGGGCTAAGAATAACAAGACCCACGACCAACTAGCTAGGGAGAAATTTGTAAGTGCAAGGGGCATGTAGCCTATGTAATATCACGTTTACAGAAACGACGGTACAGGCATGGAGAAGGAGAAAAGACAACACTGGCATGATATGTCCGTGCTGTCAGCGTATTTCTAGAGCAGAAGAAGCCGCTAGGAAACGAGCCCTTAAAAAGGCTGCCCCTATTTCTCCTATAGAGGAGCTACGAAAGAAGTTCGGCAAGATATCTATCACCTTGCTAATGATGAAATTAAAGCTCTCCTACGAAGACGCTAAGAGTATTTGCGATAAGGAGAAAGTCTATGACTACCGACGAAATAAAGATGTGCACGAGGATACAGCGCTTTTATGATCTAGTAAAGGAGAGGCTTTCTGCTGAAAGAGAGATAAACCCTATTCAAAACGCTGTAGAAAATGAGCTAGCTATACTGCTGAAGGAGCTAGAAAAGATCTTCCAAGAGGTTATTTACGACGAGAAATAGATCTTTCAATAAAACAATTTTTTGATATACTGAGGCTAGAGTTTTCGTATACTCTCCTTTGGGTAAGGTAAGCCGTCTAACGTATGCTAGACGGCTTTTTTTATTTCTTCGAAGGGCCCTCGTCCACTTCGAAATATTGTCTCATAGCTTCGATGACTATAGAATGTTTAGATGTCCTAGAGGTCGCTGCCTTAATCCCTATCTTTACCCATAGCTCAGGAGGCACCCTTAAGTGCACCATTATGGGCTTTTCTTTATCTTCTTTCATACAATCCTTAAAAAGAAAAGGGGCCTTACAGCCCCTTTATGTTTACGCTATTTTAACTACGTCGTCTATGTAAGCCTCCTCGTAGGCTCCCCAGGAATTCTCACTGTATCTCACATTGATATTCTCTAGTATCTCCTCAGCTATTTCTTCAGCTTGAGCATCGTTGTCCGCTAGGAACTTTTTGCATTTTAGTTTTGTTCCCCAGGCACCCTCTATCACTATTTGAACTTCGTATTGGCTCATGATTAACTCCTCGTTTAGTGTTGAACGCTACGTTTGCGCTTATAATACAATAGTAACATCCGAACATATTTAACGCAAGAGAAAAGATAGCTTTTTTTCGCCTCCCTTAATTAAAGATTGCCCTTGACGATGTTTCAAATATTTCGTACATATAAAGTGTAAAGTAAAATATTTGCTTACATAAGAGAGGGTGTTATGTCACATAAAAAAGGTCACTCGCAGCCTCACGGCAACCCTGACAAGGGCCCTGCTATGATTGAAGGCTCCTATTCTTACGATAAAGGTTACAAGTCTGACAACGAAATGAGTCATGGCGGGTATCCAGAGACTAAGATGCGCGGCAACGAATATCTGAAGATGCAAAACGAGATCCTTGCTAAAGACCGTGCCAAGTTGGCCCGTGAAAAATTCAGCAAGATAGCTTAGCGATGACAGCTTCAGGCTTATTTATTCCTTATGAGACCTCTGGGCAACAACTGGGGGAAACGCGTCAAGCTATGACCAAGCGATTAATGCTAGACATAGAGGACGCAATCAACAAGTTCAAGAGTGAGACTGAGAAGTACTACATTCTTGTGCATGCAAAACCTTGCCCAGGGAATAGGAATATTATCCGAATCAAGCCAATAGCGTTAAGACAAAAGCCTCCTATGATGCTGTCTTGCCTGCTCTTTGGGGTTGACAATGCTACAGGCAAGTTAACCCTAGAATGGGCCCTCCCTGGTGACTGGCCAACTTGGTCAGTAGGAGGAACGAACGAGCCAGTACCTGAGACCATCGCAAGCATCAATGCCGCTGGTGTCACGTACCACTATGATGATTTGCTGCCGTGATTGTCAACTAAACCTTTTAATTGACAATGTAAGACGGCTTACAGCGTCGCCAGCTTAAGGGCGTAAAACATTATGGGCGTAGCGCGCTGTCGCCAAGCGCAGAGGGTAAGCATGAGTGAAGAAATTGAAGTGCAGGAACAGGCTCCTGTGCAGGAAGACCAAGGTGAGCAGCAGGTCGAAAGATCTTCAGAATCTCCTAAGCAAGAAGCCTCCCACAACTGGGAGCTAGCACGTCAAGCTTTGGCTCAGCAAAAAGCTGAGATAGAGCAGTTGAAAGCCATGTTAGGCAGTAAGCCTCCAGAGCCTGAGCCCGATCCATTCGATGGCTTAGACCCAGAGGACTATCTAACTGTCCAAGAGGCCAGAAAGAGATTCGAGCCAACGATCTCCAAGAAGGCCAAGGAAGCAGCGGCGGAGCTGATGCAGCAGTACAGTTTCCAGCAGCAAATTCAACAGGACGAGCAGCGCTTAAGGGGTTTGCATGAGGACTACGACTATGTGGTTGAAAACTTTGCAATTCCACTAATCAAAAACAACCCCGCGTTAGCTACGCAGGTGCAGAGCTCAAGAAATCCTGCCCAAGTGGCTTACATGCTAGGGAAGATGTCTGACCAATACGGTGACAGCGTGAATAAGCAACAGAACTCACAGAAGGCCGAGAAGATCTTAAAAAATACTCAAAGGCCCGTTAGTGCAGCAGCTGTTAGCGCTCCGCTGAAGTCGCAGGCTGACAGCTTTTCTAAGCAGAGTAAAGAGGATGTTTGGGCCCAAAGCCAGCGTTATGCCAAGGGGTATTAACAGGTCTAGGCTATGACAATTACCACAACCAACAGCCTTCCCGCTCCTGTACAGCAATGGTTTGACAACGTGCTACTCAGCCGCCCAATGCCAAAGTTGATACATAAGCAGATGGCTCTTAAAAAAGAGTTACCCCCTAACTCAGGACGTATTGCAAGGTATCGTCGTTATACGAACTTGCAGACGGCTACTGTGCCTCTCCCCGACAGCGGTCTAACGCCTCCAGGACAGGTTTTAAATGCCACGGACATAGATGCCCGCCTTGACTGGTACGGCACGTACGTCACGATCACCGATCAAGTAATGTTTATCAACCAGGACCCTGTACTTAATCAGACCGTCTCTCTCTTAGCGCAGTCTATGCGTGAGACCGAGGACGAGCTCATTAGGAACATGTTAGCTTCTACTGCCTCAGTGATTAACTGTACAGGTGGAACTAACGGGGACAACCCAACAGAATTGGCCCGAAGCGACATCGACGCTGTTGTACTAGCCCTACTAGGCAACGACGCGATGATGATCTCGGACAATATCGAGGGTAGCCTCAAATTCGGTACAGCGCCAGTTCGTGAAGCGTTCTGGGGCATGATGAACACTGGCATACTTGACGACCTTGAAGCGGTCTCAGGCTTTATCTCGCAGGCACAATATCCAAATAATATGAATATTTTGAACGCGGAATGGGGCTCTGTAGGTAACGTAAGGTTCTTATACAGCTCTAAAGGCTCTACAAGTGCTAATGCGTCGCTCAATGGTAACACCGTATACAACGTTTTCATCACTGGGGAAGAAGCTTATGCAATCATCGAATTGACACAAGCTACAGCCAGCTTTATTTACACCCCTCCAGGTGGTCCAACTGACCCACTGCGAAGGCTGCAACTAGGTGCGTTTAAAATGGCACAGGTACCTCGAATCTTGAACGACGCATGGATTTTCAATCTACGCGCAACCCATTCATAGGAGGGACTTATGCCATTCGCAGAACATTTTATGCTTCAGGGACAATTTACAGCTGGTACGGCTGGCAGCTCTAGCACCATCCCCGCTTCTGTAAACGTCAACTGTGGCTTTCTACCCACTAAGGTAGAGCTAATCAATATGTCAGCGCTAGGTTCTATGGCTGGTGGTCCACCTGTGGTAAACCCAGGCGCTACTTACTTAATGTATAGAGCATTATGGAACTCTAACTTTGCTACGGCAGCTATCCCTTTCACGTTAGTTGAAGGTCTAACCCCGTCAGCAGCTACTAGTTCCGTAACAGCTATTACAGCCAACGGCATTTCTCTTTACGACGGTCGGCTAAGCGTACAGCTTGGGGCTGCTGTAACTGGTGGAGCTTTATCTAAAGCTAACCCAGCACAGCTTACTTCCACAGCTCACGGCTTACAGACTGGCGACCAGATCATGCTTATGGGGCCTTTTACGGCTGCTACAGCTATGAATCAGCTTGGAGGTATGGTTTTTACTGTGACCGTAACTGGTGCGAACACTGTAACAATCCCTATCAATACTAACACAGCTAATTTCACTGCTACGACTGTTACCACATGGCGTAAAGTGAAAATTGGCCCGTTGTATTACCCACAACGCGCTTTCATCACAGGCATGACAGCAGCTAACCCGATGGTCGTTACTACATCCACTAATCACGGATACACAGTAGGACAAGCGGTGAGGCTTCGCGTGCCCGATGTGTTCGGTATGAGTCAGGCTAATAACGTACAGGGGACTATCTCCGCTGTAACAGCAACTACTTTCACCTTGGGCAATGTAGACTCCTCTGCCTGGACAGCTTTTGCATGGCCAGCAGTGACAGCTCTACCGTTTACCCAGGCGACAGTAACACCTATCGGCTCCGCTCCTACGCCTGTAACTTCTGGCTTAGTCACTACATACCAAGATTTATTGGATGACGCGACTACTAACCAACAGTTTCAAGGCTTCAATGTCGGCACAGGAATTTTGAACACAGCCTCTAGCACCGTCTTTGGTGTAACAGCTGGGGACGTTATTTCCTGGACGGCATGGAGAGGTGACGTCTAGTGAGCTTTACCCCTGTAAGGATGCCTATAACGGCAATTACTCGCGCTATGCCATGCGTGGTCACTGTTGGAGTTGACCATAACATGACAACAGGGCAGGTAGTCCGTTTACACGTCCCTCAGGGGTTCGGGATGGTGGAACTTAATCAGAAGCTATTAAGTATCACCATCCTCTCTGCTACCACCTTCAGCTTGCAGTATTCCCAGAATCCGCCAGCTGTGCCAGTAGACTCCAGGGACTTTACGCCTTTTGTGGCGCTGCCTGTCTCTAGATTTACTGCTGAAGTATTGCCCGTCGGCTCAGGCCCAACACCAGTAACAAAAACAGAGTGGCAGGTAACGAACAATTTTTGCGACGACCTTTTAGACGACGCAACAACCAACGTTGCCACGGTCAACATCCCATATTAGGTACAGAATGAAGATGATAAAACCTGTGGAAACGAGAGTATCTCTAATCCACAAAAAAATCAACAGAGATCCTGTTAACACCGAATCTATCGAAGCTATGACCCCTGAGAAGGATAAGAGAGTAGTTGGTACGTTCGTTAACGTGGAATGCCCAGGACAGACAGCCAAGGTCTGCGGGAAATATTACAAGGGTATGCCCTACTTTGTGCAGGTATTTGAAGACAACCAGCGGACTGAGATCCCTTTATCAGTAGCCAGGTTTATCAATGAGCGCTGCTACTACGAAGAGCATAGCCACATTCTAGACGAGAACGGCAACCCGATTAAAACAGGTAAGCACCGTCCTAGATACAAGTTTATCGTCGAATCCATAGCAGCATAAGGCTCTACAATGACTGTATGGGACTTAAGCCGTCTTAGGTATACGGTAAGAAAAATAACTGGGCAGTTTGACACCACCCAGCTACCTGATAGCAGCACTGGTGAAGTTAGTGTGAGCAATCCCCCAGGGGTCGACGATTATATAAACGATTTTTATTTATATGATTTCCCAGAGGCGCTACGAACACTAAAATTAAAGAACTACTACCAGTTTACTACGATACCGAATGTCGGCACCTATGACGTACCCCAAAACATCATGCAATTGGAGCCGCCTATCTTTATTGACGGCTACCAATTTGCTTGGTATCAGTCGCCAGAGATCTTCTACAGGATTTGGCCTGAGCTTAATTTCATCGAGGAGGCTGTAGCCGTCGGCAACGGTACAATAGGCCCCTATGTCTTTACGCTCAGCGCAACTCCTATCCAGCAGGGCACAGTAGTAATAGGTAACTCTCCTAACTTGGATGGGTTGCCTAGTCCTACCTATGAGACCTGGACTGATGTCGACACCCCAGGGGCTTTTACTAACCCAGTTTTTCTCACTAGCACCCTATCGGGGACTACTGGGGTAGCTGCTATAGACTACCTAACAGGCTTAGTGACGGTCACTTACGATCAGCCTCTACCTATTGGCGTCAATATTAACGCTCACTATCACGCCTATGTCGCCAGTAGAAGCCGAGACATCCTTTTTTATCAGCAGCAGCTCTTTCTTAGGCCAATCCCTAATGACACCTACTCCGTCAAGATTGTCTGCTACGTCCAGCCCACTGTAGCGATAGCCAATTCCACGGCTACTAAGGTCATGTTTGACGGCACGCTTACTGACTTGACGCTCTTTACAGAATGGTGGCAGTGCGTTGCGTATGGCGCTGCACTGAAAATTCTTATACAGGAAGGCGACCACGAGGAATACGCAAGAAATAAGCAGTACTTCGAAGAGGCTAAGCTTCTGGCGCAGCGCAGGTGCCTTAAACAACTTTCTAATCAACGTATTCAGACCCTGTACTCAGGGAATAACAGCTCTGCCGCCTTCCCTATATACCCCTATTACTGAGGTCTTATGACTCAATATAAGAACATTCCACAGCCTCAAGATCAAAGGAATATATCACAGGGCGACATATTAAACAATTTTCAATACCTATTAACTCCTTTGGGCACGACACCTGCCACTAACGGCATTATAGGGGTGGATCACTACGCCACGGCTGACAACGTAGCTAACCCATCGGATGGCTTCCATAAGCAAGTAAGCTTGTTAAATATTACAGCTCCTACGACCCCTTTGGCTGCTAATGCAGTCAATGGTCAGACAGCAGACGTAGCCATCTACTCTTTTAACGACGGTTCTACGACACAAATAGGGGTCACTAATGCAACAAGACGCTATCAGCTTACAGGTAATATAACCCCCTCCTCTAGCATCCAGGGGTCTACTTTCTTGCCTACGAGCATTAGCGGCACCAACACAATCATGCTATGGGGGACGTTACCTGTTAACGGTACTACAACCAGATCCGCTTCTTTCTCCCCAACTTTTAGCGGTGTGCCCTTTAACATCCAAGTAACTCCTTTTAGGTCTAGCAGCTCCTCTCCTGGAACTACCTTCGTATTCTTTATAGATGGCTCATCCATCACTAACAGCGGCTTTAACATTATCAATGCCTCTACCCATGACTACGGATTTTACTGGACAGCTATAGGGCCTAAATGACCTACACCCCTAGCTTAATAGCTCCTTACAAAAGCGGCCTGAGCCAATACTACAAGCCATTTCTAATCGGCAACGATGCCTTTACGACTCTAGATAATTGCTACTCAACTAGGGGCGTAATCAAGAAAAGGCCTGGCAGTACCGTCTTTGGCAGGCTGCCTCAGTGGGTAGCAGCTACAGCTATTAGCAATGCCTCTCCCCCTGTTGTAACAGCTGCGGCTCACGGCTTGCTAACTGGCGACATGGTTTGGCTAGAGAACGTGCAAAACTCCACTATCCTAACTATTACTATGGGTGCTGTTACTACTATAACGACTACAGCAGCTCATAACCTCACTACGAATCAATTTGTAAGGATATTTGGGGCTACAGGTACAGTGGGGGCTGTATTGAACCCCTTAGTAGTACCTGTGACTGTTACAGGCGCAACGACTTTCACCGTCAACGTCAACACATTAGGGAAAACCTATATTGCTGGCGGAGCCGTTTTTTCTGGCTTGAACAATACAGCCTTCCAGATAACCAGGATCGACGCCAACAACTTCAGTTTGCAAGACTTGAACACTGGTGTAAACGTGCCATCCTCCGCCCCTGCTACTGTCGCAGCTGTATACCTTCCCATTATGGGTTTAAGGACTTTTATCGTTACGGCAACAGGGGACGAGCAGCTAATCGCGTTCAACCCTAAGCGGGCGTATATCTTTAATACAGGCTCTCAGCTTTTCCAGAATATCAGCTTTGACACGGCAGCAGCTGCAATTCTTTGGACAGGTACTAAGGACAACTTTTTCTATAGCAGCAACTTTGCCACCGTTATGTGGGTGACCAACAATGTAGACCCAGTACGATATTACAATGGATCGCTTACAGCAGGGTTTGCAGACCTTACACCGACGTTAGACGCAGGGGGTACTACCCTTACTACTGCTCTGATGGTCTTGCCCTACAAGGGGCGCTTAGTGCTGTTAAATACGACCGAGTCTACAGTCAATTATCCACAACGCGCCAGATGGGATCAGATCGGTACGCCTTTTGTTGCTAACCCTCCCCCTGGCTTTTCTACTGATGTAGACGCCTGGAAAAGCGATCAGTTCGGCAAGGGTGGCTTTATCGATGCCGACACCTCAGAAAGGATCGTATCTGCGGAGATTATTCAAGATACGCTTATTGTAGGCTTCCAGTTCTCTACCTGGCGCCTTCGCTATACAGCTAATGAAGTACTGCCTTTTATCTGGGAAAGGATAGACACCCAATACGGAAGCGAGGGGACATTTACTACAGTACCCTTCGATGATGCCTGCCTTCAAATAAGCAGACGAGGGATAGTAGCTGCTACCTTTAACAATGTTTCTAGGATCGACATGACTGTCCCTGACTTGGTAGAGGCTATAGAGCCTGGGCTTGTACGCAGCGGCTTCCAGCTAGGATTTCAGAGGATACAGGGCATAAGGGACTTTGACAAGCGGCTTGTTTACTGGCTCTATGGCGAAGATGGACAGCAGACCCCTAACAAGATCATCTGCTACAACTACCAAGACACTACTTGGAGCACCTTTACACAGTCTTTTACCTGTCTTGGCCGCTACAAATACTCTGTTGACAACACCTGGCAGACCTGGACAACGGTTTGGGCTGGGGATAATACCCCCTGGAACTTGGGCAACGACACCATTAACGACCTATTTATCGTGGCTGGTGACGTGGCTAGCCGAGTATGGCAGATAATGAATGATGAAGTAGGCACCGATAACGGGGTTAACTTCAACTTTAATATTACTACTAACGTAGTTAACCCCTACTTTGACCAAGCTAAGAGATGTCGTCTAGCTTACTATGACGTTTATGCAACTACTTTTGATAATTGCTATATCACAGTGACAAATTACACCGATGACAACGACAACTCACCCTGGCTTAGAAGGACTGTCAACCTAACAGACAATGCAGGAAACGTCTCTTATTTCCGTGTGTTCTTTGGAATGATCGCTAAAAACCATCAAATTCAAATTACCCTTTCAAATGAGCAGTTGAATGATGTAAACATAGGATCATCACCTTTTGAAATTCAAGGTATTATTTTACACACCAGAGACGAGGGGAGGATTAAGCGATGAGCTATGGCATAGGCCCACTTAATGCGCAGTCCTCCTACCTGCCAGAGCAATTTGAGTTACCTGAGTCGAACGAGTTTTTTAGAGATTTTGTCTCCAAAAGAGAGCGCCTAACAGCTTCAATATTGAATATCAAAGAGATTGCTTCGTATGAAAAGGGCGAGCTTCTTAATGGCCAGCAATGGTTCAGTTTGGGTAATAACCCTAGAAAGCCTAGATACAGCGTTAGGCGAGTGTTTGACATGGTAGAGATGAACGGCGGCGCGCCGATCCCTGCTGGGCCCTCCTCTTTTCCTCATGGGATAACGGGCATACAAGTACCTACTCGGATCTTCGGAACAGCTACAGTCGCAGGGCCTATTTACCTGCCTTTGCCTTATGTCAATGTAACGACTACAGGCAACGATATAGAGATAAACATCGACGCGACCAATGTAAATATAAACAACGCTTACGGCGTCGACTTAGATCAATGTTACATAACTTTTGAGTATATAAAAGGATAGGTGAATCATGGCTGGGAACTGGGCAGGCGCTGGATCAGGAGCCGTATCGGGCGCAGCAGCTGGGTCGGCATTCGGCCCTTGGGGCACAGCGATAGGCGGAACAATTGGCGGCATCACTGGGTATTTTAGCGGTGGTAATAAAGGCAAGAAAGGGCAAACAGACAATTTTACACCAGCCCAAAAGCAAGCCTTCCAGAACTACTGGGATAATCCCATTACGAACAATTCCACATACCAAGCGGGCAACCAGTACATAGAAAACCTCTTATCTGGCAATCCTGAAGCTTATGCAGCTTTTGAGGCTCCTTTAATGCGTCAGTTCAAAGAGCAGACAGTGCCAGGGATCGCAGAAAGGTTTGCTGGGATGGGAACAGGTGCAGGAGCAGGGGGCAGCAGCGCTCTGTATAACTCACTAGGCAGAGCTGGTGCAGACCTTAGCACCAACATAGCTAACCTAAGGGGTAATTTACAGATGCAGGCCCTACCCCAAGCATTAAACTATGCTCAGCAGCCCTACAGCAACGCAATGGCAGGCTTCGGGGTTAACTCATTCCAAAATACTATGGATCAGCCACAGCCAGGACTAGACTACTACACTGGGCAGATGATGCCAAGCGCTTTGCAAGCAGGGATGCAAAACAATTGGGGTTTTAAAGGTGGTTCGGCTCCCTCTAGTGGAGGCGGTGGAGGCGGAAACTGGGCTAGTACCCCTAGCTGGGCCCAAGGCAACCCAGGCGGTGGACAGTCTAATTTCAATCAGATGAACAATCAAGGTTTTAGCTACGGGTATTAATATGTCAATACAGATACTACCAACAGCTCCAGGATTTTCCCAAGGCTTAGGACAAGGCTTAGTGAATACTCTGGTGCCTCAGTTTCAGCAGCAATATCAAAGAAATATGATAAAGCAGAGCATGAACGAGGTTAAAGACCTGGCTAAAAACCCTGATGCTACAGCCTTCGACCTTGCCTCTGCTTTGATATCTTCTACTGCTGGGGTGCCAGGAGCCGAGAAGTATATCGGGCAGCTATTCCCGATCCTTAATGACCAGCTACAGCGCCAGCGATCCCTTAAAGACTCGCCACTTGGCAACCTAGACAATATGACAGGCGGGGGACAAAACCTTACACAGCAGGCGCAAGAGATCCAAAAGACTAATGCTAAGACAACTCCAAAGCTTAAAGCTGGGGGTGTACCTCAAGCAGCCGAAGGGGAAGACGTTGCAGAACAGACAATGCCTTCAGTATTCCAAGTGCTACCACCTGAGAACTACAACCCTGCAACTGCTGAGCCAGGCCAAGTCCCTAACATGCAGCTACCTTACCCTAACCCCATGGATTTTCAAAGGATAAGACAGGCTTCTAGGGCTAAAGGCTACACTGCACAGATGGAAGAGCAATTTGTCAATGAAGCTAAAGAAGCTAATGACGCTGCTAGAAATGCCTACGACTTTCAGCAAATACAATATAAGCAAGGGCAGCAAGAAAAGGCTGACTACCTGAAGAACTTTCAAGAAATTGAAAAGTATATCGGAGAGAACGCTAAAGAGTTCGGGGACCCTGACGACAAGCAGCTAGCTTTACAGATTGCTGAAAATATCGCTAGCACTCAAGGCGGATCGCCTCAAGAGGTTTTATCTAAAACCAAGCAGCAACTACGACCTTATCAGCAAGCTGTAGATAGTTTAAAGAAAAGTAAGCGTCCACTCTTTGGGCAAACAAAAAACCAACAAGATAAGTTAAAAAATGACGCTAGGATGATGATCGACATGGGTCAGAAAGATAAGCTTCGCTTAATTTTGGCTGCTAATGGCTTCGGAGACGTAGAAGAAGCTAAGCTACTTAATGATCTACCCGAAGATATGCAGGGCTACTTTAAAAAGAGAGAGGAAAAGAAAGAGAAGTTTGCAGACCCGCAAGACTCTATCCCTCCTATGATCCTAACAGAGCCTGACTCTCCCGAGTATTTGAAATACTTTAATAAAGGGTTAGAGAAAAGGGAAAAACAGACCAATGAAGTAGAGGATTATCTAACTAAGAACTTTAAAACTGGCGACTATAAAAACCCAGGAACTAACTTGCTGTTAGTTAGAAAAAACCTGCAAAACTTAGGGATGAGTTGGGAAGAAGCTGGAATGGCTATTCAGAATGTCATCAATAAAAAACTACAGGAAAATCCAAAATTCAAACTGGATGCGCATCAAATAAATGATTCTATGAAACTGGCTTACCCCCCTTTGGGTGGCGATAGGTTTTTAAAGAATCAATTAGAATATTGGTTTTTTGGTAAAGAATGACAGCAATTCTTAGCGCTCTTGGCGCAGGGGTTTCGGCCCAACAGATCCTTAGATTTATAGGTTCGCAGAGCCCCTCTATAGCGAATAAGATCCAGTCTATGCTTGCAGCAGGTCTATCGGCAGAGAAGATCGTCAACTTCTTTACCAATAAAGAGAACTTTCAGCAGCTCAAGCAAGAAATGTCTAAGCAGATGATGGACCCTAGGCAGGCAGAAAACCCTCTAGTCTTGGGCCAGTATATCCGCGAAGGTGGAAGGGCTCAAGATATGTCCTCTACTATAGCTAATAATTCTATATCCGCAGGTAAAACAGGCTTAGCCTTAGGCGCTACAGCTCTAGGCTCTTATGCCTTAAGCAGGGCTCTACCTGCTATCGCTGGACAATTTGGCGCTGGAAATGTGCCACCTGTCCCCCCTGCTCCAACTACTTCCCCTGGCGGTATACCTCCAGGAGGGGCAGGGCCTATCAACCCACCTCCTCAGGGGCCTGCTGCGGGTTTGTTTCCTGTACCTGGCAGCCCAGCTCCTGGGGGTCCAGGTGGTCAGCCACCAGTTGCCCCACCAGCTCCAGGAATGCCAGGCCCATCGCCTAACGCGCAGAAACACGTAGACATCATTAAGCAGCTTGGACTTGAAGATCATATAAGACGTCAAGGACATATGACCCCACAAGACATAGCTGCTACGATAGAGTTTACAGCCTCCCCAGGCCAAAAGAAATGGATCGCGGAGCAAACTGCTGCGCCTCTAGAGCAGGTAGTCTCCGACTATCTAGCGTCCGCTGGTGCAGGGCAGCCACAAGTTAGCCCTATAGCGCAACAAGCTAATCAGCCATCGCCAGTTGAAGCGCAGCCAGGGCCTGCCCAACCTGCACCAATAGAACAACAAACACCTGCTGAAACTGTAACTCCACAAGCCAAAGAAAAACCTAATAATAAATATACATTGAATGACGATGCTGTAAGAAATTTACTTTCTTCAACTCCAAGGGGTAGAGATAATGTAGTAGAGGTCGGCACTCTAGGGGATTTTTTCCAAGGGTCTGAATTAAGAAATAAATTCAAAGACGTATTAGATATCAAGGTTTATAAGAGTGGGGATGATTATGTTTCTGCCGATGGGAGAAAAGCAGAGGGTTTTTTCAGATCTTCTGGTGATAAACCAGGCATTTATTTAACAGGGGCGCAAGGTGATTTATTTGAATTGTTGACAGAAGAAGCAACCCATGCTTTGAGAGCCTCTAAGGGAAGAGAATCTTCTGGAAAAGATGTTCCTTATGAAGAAAAGGTTGAAGAAATTTCAGCAAAAAAACACGTAGATTATTTGAAAAGCCTACACCATAAAGAAAAAGAAAAAATAAACCAAGAATATATAAGACAACGACTGATAGATAAGGGCATCGATCCCGACACTATGAAAAAGATAGAAACTTCAAAACCAGTTTCTAAAGAAGTTGAAAAACAAGTCAGCGCTCTTTCTGGCAAGAATATCGGCTCTATTGTTTCTGTAGGAGGCCTACCAGGTCGCATAGAGAACATCAAGAAAGACATCGCCAAGATCAACGTTGACGGTAAGATCCGCCACCTTAAGCTTAAGGACGTTGAAGAAGCTCCAGGTGATGTTAAAGAGGCTGTCATAAGGCTATTACAGATTCCCGAAAGAGACAGATCGGCTATTACAGCTTATTTCGGATATGACCCTATAGATAAGTCTCTAGCAGTTCAGTATCACAATGGCAATCTCTATACCTATGACAACGTCGACGAAGAAAAGATCCATAAGATGGCTAACAAGCTGGGTATACCTATTACGAGCGGAAGCAACATTTTTGGAGAGTGGGAACAAGGTAAGCAAGACTCTGTTGGTGCAGCTCTGATAGCTGAGATCTTAAAAGATCCTATGTATGCCAAGGAAAACAAGAATAAAACCTGGAGGAAATATGACACAGGCTACGACTACTGGGAAAAGCTCAGGAACAAGCCAAAGCCACGGGCGCCTAGCTCCAAGCCAAAAGCAAAGCGGCCTGGTAAAAAGCCTGATGATGGTTCGTAATATGGTGTCGAACGCCAGGAAAAGCCAAAAATCCCCCAAAAAGAAAGGCTAAAACACCCACATTGCCCTAGACATGGAGTCTTTTTTTGCTTATATGTTAAGTAAATATTTTAGTTTAGGTTCTCTATGTCTGGCAAAAATCCTGTCCCCAACGAACAAGCCTATCAGGGCGTCCGCGCTGTCAACCCTCCTAATGTCAAAGTAGCACAAGAAGCTCCTGGATCTAATCAAAAGCGTGTAGCTATTGGCGATATCCAAGTAGATCAGAGCACAGGCATAGCCTATATGCTTACAGACATTGTAGCAGGGGCTCAGGTGTGGAGTGTTATCGGCGAAGGCACCACAGGCGACATTATCACGATCACAGGCGATGTAGGCGGAGCTCAATCTGCTATCGCAGGAAATTTTAACATTTTGGGAACAGCAAGTCAGATCTTAGTAACAGGATCAGCGGGCACAGAAACGCTTTCATTGATTGGCCCTTATGCCCCTGCAACCTACACAGACCACGCAGTTTTAGTTGGCTCTGGGAGTGGGGATATTACTGCTATCGCTGTAGGTGATACAGGAGAGGTTTTAATAGGCTCTACTGGTAACGACCCCGCTTTTGGTGCGCTTGGGGTTAATTCTGGTCTCACTATTCACGGTGTTCTTTTAGGAGAAAACAATAGTGCAATTGTTGCTACAGCTGCGGGAACAGACGGTCAAGTCTTAATCGGAGCTACAGGAGCAGACCCCGCTTTTGGTGATTTAGGGGTAGATTCAGGTCTTACCGATCACGGTGTCTTAGTGGGAGGTGGACTAACTGCTATAGATGCCCTTGCAGTGGGTACTAATGGACAGGTACTTGTAGGCTCTACAGGCGCTGACCCAGTATTCGCAACGATCTCCTCTACAACTCTAACGTCTACCTTGGGAGCTGGTACTCTAGCGTTGAACGTCAACCCGAGTGTTTATGGCAGGGTTTCGGTCACTTTGACCTCAGCGCAGATAAAGGCCCTCGAAACAGTTCCTATCACATTGTTAGCAGCCCAAGGAGCAGGTACTAGCATATTGCCTATTCAGGTACAGGCTAAGTTTACTTATGGGGGCTCTAACGTCTTTACTAATCCACAAGACATTGTCTTAATGTTCCCCACTATGACAGGGAACTTCCTAGCCACTATTACAGGTGCAGGGTTCTTAGATCAGACTGTGAACATGTACAACATGAGTGGAGTGGACGCAGATGTAGTTACAGCAGCGACGATAGTAGAAAATGCCCCTGTGATTATGTTTAACGACGATACTGCCATAACTGGTAACGCAGCCAACGATAATACCATCACTGTAACAATGATTTATACAGTCCTAACCCAGGCATAGAAATGGCTTATTCTAAAATAGTCAGGTTTGATGTTTATAGGACTCTGGCCTTTGGATCAATCTCAGGGACTTTTGCAGCTGTAGGTACGGCTCTAACCAAGCCTCTCCGTCTGATAAAGTTTACCAACACGTCTAACGCAGACTTAATTGTCTCGTTCGATGCCATAAACAATAACATCTATCTGCCCGCAGGATCTTTTGATCTATACGACCTTAATGCCAACCAAGACCCTACCTACGACTTTAAGATGCAGATAGGGACGCAGATCTATGTAAAACAAGCCTCTGGAGCCCCTAGCTCTGGGGGTATCTTTGTAACTGGTATCTATGGGGTGGGAGAATGAGCCAGTCAGGAATTATAAGTGCTGCTGCCTCCTCCCCAGCTATTCCAACAAGCTTCGTTACCGATTCAGGGATAGCTATACCAGTAGCTAACGTCTTGAATGTGTTAGGCACAGATCCAATAAACACTGCTGGGGCTGGTAATACAGTAACTATATCTATAGAAGACCCTCTTACCGTGCCTCATGGTGGGACTGGCAATACCATCTTCCCATTAGGGTCTATCCCTATAGGGGAAGGGGTTGCAGATATGAACAGCCTTTCACCAGGCGCAGCAGGGACTATAGTACGAAGCAATGGGGCTGCTGTAGACCCTGCTTATACTCAAGCCACCTATCCAGCCATGATTGCTTCAGGGCAGGTTTTGATAGGTCAGAGCACGAACGTAATAGACGGCCTTAATGGGGCCGCTGGTGGCGTTCTAGCCTTCGACAATACAGCCTATCCAGCTGTGATAACCCCAGGCTCTAGCGGTCTTGTATTGACTTCTGTCTCGGGCAACTCTCCTGTATGGGCCGCAGCACAGCAAGGGGTTAACTCTTGGGTTGTGGTAACTGGGACTACTCAGGCGATGGCAGTCAATACAGGCTATATAGCCAACAACGCAGGCCAGGTGGTCGCGACGCTGCCTGCTACTTCGGCTGTTGGTGACATGTTAGCCATTACAGGGATTAATAACGCCACAGGTTGGCGCGTAGCTCAGAATGCAGGCAATCAGATTTTCTTTGGCTCCGCTACGCCTACCACTGCGGGAGTTGGCGGCTCTATAACTTCCATTGCGACGAGGGACACTATTACCTTGGTCTGTACTTCAGCCAATGCTAATTGGCAGGTAATAAGCTCTATCGGAAGCATGACAATTGTTTAATTAGGTGTATAGATGGCCGCTAATAATGCTTTAAATATCACAGCCTCAGGGATCGTCACCTATAACGGCGCAGGATCTTTCACAGCCCTAGCTAACCCTTTAACTGTTTCTAATGGTGGAACAGGCAGAGCCACTTTAACGACTAACGGGGTGTTAGTTGGCAATGGAACGACTGCCATAACGATGCTTACAGCTGGCACAAACAACTCTATCCTTGCAGGTACCACAGGATCTGCCCCAGCTTTTTCTACGACTTCCACTACCTATTTTACTGCTATATCTTTTAACGCAGGTAGCCACCTGTTAAATGCCTACGCCTTCGGAACTTTCACGGGTACGATGGTAGGGGGAAGTACAGCAGGGACAACGACTTATGCCGACCAGCAGGGCTACTATACCCGAGTAGGGAACTTATGCTACCTATCAGCTTATGTCTTGGTTAACTCCGTAACTGGAACAGGCCAAGCAACTTTTGGGGGATTCCCTTTCACGATAAAAAATCAGACCTCTTACAATCCTGTAGGGACAACTATCGTTAATGGGGCAGCGCTAACAGCTGGATCTACTGTAACGTGGGCGCAGGGAGTGTCCAACACCCTCACAGCTATTATCTTTCAGCAAAATCCAACTACAGGGGCAGCCGCTTCCTTCGCTATAGCAGCTCCTGCGCAGACGGCGTATTACCTGACATTAATGCATCAAATTTAGAGGAACAATGGACTTTTACAGTGCGCAGCAATTCTTTGCTAACCTATTTCCAGGAAAAAAAATCTCTTATCACTTTGATAAGCTATGCCTTAGGCAGCTTGAATGTGTTTTTACCGATGGGATGCCTAACGTCTATCATCATGTAGAATTCAACAAGGTTAAGGTCGACGTTGAAGGGATGGCTAGCCAATATATACCCATAGATTCTCATAGGGCAAATATATCTTGGGCAGCTTTTAAAGATGTGATTTCAGAGGTTACCAATGTCAATGTTACAGAAAATTTTCTATCGGCTTTTTCTTCAGATAGTACGCCTGATGAGAAGGTGGCAGCGAGAGCGGAACTACAAGCTCTCACAGGCTTAAGCGATAAGATCATCAATGAAAAGATTCAGAAAGTACAGGATGAGGCTATCAATGGGAAAGCTGCTTTAGCTCCACCAGTCCCTATAACTGTGAGCTTATAAATGAGTTTTAGCCCTAGAGATCCTACAAAATATGTCGGTATATTCTATCAGAATGTGGCTAGCTATATCAGGCAAAGAGATCCGACTGTAACTGACTTATTCCCTAAGGAAAATCAGGGCAAATATCCTATTATCAGTATGTGGAGCAACAATTTTGACAATAAGCTCTGGGCTATGGTTAACATCGTTAACAACCAAGCTCTTTGGAAGTTGCTAGCTACAGCTAATGGGGGGCCAGCGCTGCAATTTACTACAGCCTCGGGCAGCTCTCCAGTTTTTCCCGACAGCTCAGGTAGCGTTGCTTTAACTGGGATTGCTAATGGAGGTGTAACGACTGTAGGAGCCGCGAACTCTGTAGGCATACAGATGTTATCACCTTTTAACCTCTCTAGCTTCGCTTTCCCCTCAGGGGTTTATAGCTTTAACAACCCGAACTTTATCAGCTTCGCAGGGCAGACGCAGACAGTTACAGCGATCACAGCTGACAGCCAATGGCTGTGGGTAGCTGCTACTAACAACTTGACAGGGGACGCTAGCTTCAGAGCTGTTGCCTTTGTCTTAGGATCTGGCCCCTCAGGAAGTTATACCACTGTTGCAGTTGCTAGCAGTAATATTGCCTTTGGTACAAGCGGGGACAACCTACAAATAACGAATGCCACAGGGGCCACGCGCAACCTAGTGATAACAGGACTAAGACTATTCTAACCCAGGTAAGAAAATGCCACTCGTAAAAGGTAAAGCTGCTAGCTCTAAGAAGGGTTTTAGCGACAACATAAAGACAGAGATGAAAGCAGGGAAGCCACAGAAGCAGGCAGTAGCTATAGCCTACAGCGAAGCGGATCGGGGCAAAAAGAAAGGAAAGAAATAATGGACCAGTTTCGCGGTAAGAAGGAAAAGTCCTACGAGAAGCGGCACGAGAAATTCCAATTTCCTAACCCTATGAAGATGACAGACTTCGAAGAGAAGCTGGCTCTTAAAGAGAAAATGGACAGAGCTCGGGCTCATTATAATCAGACTGTTGGAGTCCTGGGGGAAGATGGTGGCGAGTTTCCTGGCAGGTGCCCATCATGAAGCTGATAGTAACTTTATTGCTGCTATCCAGCTGCGCTACGCTGCCAGAGCTTTATAAGACGGTAGACGATATCGCAACAGACGACGCCATCACAGTTAAGGTAGACAGAGATGCCTTTCAGAAGGATACCGACGTACACGTCCGCGTCGATATCCTTAAGAAAGATGCTAAGGTCGCCGATCACTAAGCTGCTGCTCACGCCATTCAAGGACTTTACCCCCTACCATGGCCAGATTCTCAGCTTGTGCTTGCAGCCTATTTTCAAATTCTAGCTGCTTTATTGTCAGTGTCTGACTTTGCTTGTTACTCTCTTTTATAAGAGTAACGAACATTTCAAACATCTTATCTGTTCTTTCTGTTGTCTGCTGGGCCACTAAGTCAACCTTAGAGCCCATAGAGAAAAACATCATCATCAGAGCTATGAAGATACCCAATAGCTCTACCTGGATCACCCAGCCTTGCTTATTTTCCATGTGACACCTCAGCCATTTTATTATGTTTAGCCTTCCAGCGAGAGAAATCCCCTCTCAGCTTGTCTATATTATCTTGATAATCTACGTACGCCTGCCACATAGATTTCTTATGATGGGTAGCGTATTTCAAAATATACTCCTGCATAAGATCATAATCTTCCTTGGGGAAGTCGCTCCTTACCAACTTGCTAAGGAGTTTTTCAACTTCTTCGTCTGAATGTTCTATTTCTACTGCGTGTACTACCACGTCAGCAGCTTCTACAGCCAGGACCTCTTCAGGGGCAGACTTTCTGTTAGCTTGGTCCATCTCATCTTGAGTATACAGCCCAGATAGCTCATTCGGGAAAGCTTTTCTAAGGGCTATCGCCTCCGCACATTTAGATAGCATGACATGAGGCATTTTCTTCCAGAATTGCTTATCAGATCCGTACTCAGCCCAGAAGGCAGAGGCACTAACCTCATGCCAGGTACCATCCCTAGTCATCTTCTTGACGTAAGCAGTCGCAGACTTAAGCCTACCTTGCGCATCATAAGAGAAGGTGGACTCTTTACCTGGGGCATAGCAGCCAGAGCGCTCAGCGACCGATCTAAAACCATCTATACCGACGATGATAGATCTATCGGTACCGTACTTGACGGAGTAGACTTGCTTTACCAGAGGGTCTAAGCCAGTCTTATGGCACACATGTAAAAATAGCTGTAATTCCACGTCGGAAGCCCCTTTACAGATCTGATTTTTTATCAGCTCTATTTGATCTGGGCTATAAGGTAACGCTTGAGAGCTTTTTTGTTCAACTAAAGCAGTCATATTAAATCCTCAAAATTAAATTCATTCTTTGCGAAAAACTCTTTATATACTTCAAAACACATACTCCACATAGGTAAGTGTTTATTATAATCGTAAATAAAGACTTCAGGCTCTGACCCATCCTTTTGCAGCTTCACAAAATGGATACCGATCAAATTCCAGCCCTCTTTACGGGCCAGTTCAACATAGGCGCAGCCCTGTAAAGGCCAGGTCTTTCCCTCTTTGGCAGAGGTCTTAAAGTCCACCAAGACACAGCCCCCTTCGGTCTCTATGACGCAATCACACTCACCCGTAAGCATTCTATCATCATCATAAAACCTACCAGGTGTAGGGTAGAAGGTCTTTCCCTCAGCCCATTTCTCAAAAGAGCTGTAATAGCCCTGGATGTTAGAGGCAGCGGCTGGGATACCCAAGCCCTGGATGTAAGCGTCGCAGAGAACGTGTACAGCAGTTCCCCTATCAGCAGCTCTTTGTAAGATATCAGCTGGCACCTGGCCTAGACCTGAAAAGGGCGACAACACTGTCGTCACCCTTGTATAACCTTCTTTAGGCTTCGACATAATCCCACCCAGAATAGTAAGCGAGTCTTTCTTCTTCTATAAGGTCCATGTACTTCTTTTGATCGTCATCGATACAGCAGAAGTCTTTGTCTGATAGCTTCAATTTCTTGATAAATATGTCAGCCTCTGGCATATCTAACGAATGTGCGGCACTCAGCAGCTTTAAAAAATCCGCAGCTAAGTCCTGGCCGACTACACTAAAGGATTCTTTCACAATTTCTTTGTACCGTGCATACGTCTCCCTAGCTATAAAGTCTTGATAATGGGCTTTGATAATCATTTCGTCTGTGTATAACATGATGGCTCCTATTTAAATTTTAAGTTTACTACTTTTTCTTTTCTTCTCATCAGAAGTTTTTTCGTCCCATCCTCTTTTACTTCCCACAAGCTCTTAAGAGGATTAGCTTCGAACATCATAAGGGCTATCGTGTAATCTGACAGATCTCTTGAGTATCGCTGGCCGTGTAAAACCCCTGTTAACTGATATGACATATAAGCTCCTGATTAAGCCTTTCCTATCCGATAACGCTTGACACCTATCCTCGGTGTGTTATATCGTTGTATATGAATGAGTGTATCACGTGGCAAAATTAATAGCAAGCGATACCATTAAAAATAGCGTACAAGGGAAGATTATGAAGCTAAGAGAATACCTAGATAAGTACGGAACACCTGTTTCAGTGCTAGCCAGAAGGTGCGACATATGCATTAGCACCATGCATAAGATCCTTGCTGGTGTAGAGCCTGGGCTAAGGGTAGCCCTAGCGATTCAAGATGCGACAGAGGGGGCGGTGAAGCTAAAAGACCTGCTAAGGCCTAAAGGGGAAGTATCCCCACAAAACCCCAAGCTTAGACAGAGGTTAAGAGAAGAGAAGGCAGAAAAAGAACGCGATGATGCCAAAAAGAAGAAGCCCAAAAAAGCCAAAACAGAGGACTAACGACATCGGGTCTGCTTTTATGTCTTCTGCCATCTGCTTGATTGTTTCCCACATAAATCCGCCTTTGAATAGTTTAAGGGTGGTTTATGTCACGATAGCATGTAAAGAAAATTATTGGAAGGGGAAGGAAATGGGTAAACTATTGCTTTGACAAGTTTTTGCAATAACTTTATAAAGACTGGATATACTAGAAAGGTTGGACGGGCCCCCTGGCAGGGGCCCAAAACCAGTTGAATTGATAACAGAACACGTCAAACATAGCATGGCGGTTATTTTTTTTCCAACTTTTCATATGTAGCATAACACATATAAAAGTTAGGAGAGGAATGCCCATTCAAACACCCCCCCAAGCCTACCTTAAGATCATAGCGAAGCAATGCCCCAAGGCGTTAGATACCTATCTACAGCTGTGGGAGCAGATGGACCAAGACTGCAAGGTCTATGCTCCCTATGCAGATATCAACGACCTATTTCTAACCTCTAGGGCCAAGTTTAAGCACGATCTAATCCTGCTATCGTCCTCTATGCTACTCAGCTACGTATTTATCATAGACAAGTATGTCATAGAGCTAGTGGGCTGGGATGAAGAGGAGCTTACGCTTAGATGATTATCTGCTTCTGCGCTAAGTGCGTGCCTATATTAGATAGCTGGCATGAACGGATCTGCGCCACTTTCTTTACTCTATGCGAGATATACGCTGCCAAAGGCTGCAAGCCTTTCCCTATGCAAGGTGTCTCGCAGGATACTAGATTCAGCAACTGCCTAGAGTATCTGGAGCTTAGAGGGTCTATTGTGTCTCATGAGACCAATGACTACATCTACCTAAAGCCTAGATATGTGTATAAGGCGGAAGATGTGGGCATGCCTGTGCAAGATGCCCGCCTTATGTTTTGCGTGGAGGGCGGCCATGTTCCATTTGCCAAAGAATATTGAAAGTGATAGCTTTAAAAGCAAACAGCCCGAGTTAGACGCTCGGGCTATTTTAGAGTTGCACTGTGGAAAGTGTACGTTGTTGTGCCCTCATTATAGCTTACAGCTATTATGTCTGCAATCACTTTTCCATGGTGCCTCTCGTAAAAACAACGAGGTACTACATGTCTAAAGTCGAATTCACATTCTCTACATTCCCTCACTATTTCCAGAAACATGGATGGTTAGACCCCAAGCCAGATGGCTCCCATATGAAGATGGCTATCTTATTGCTATGGATATTCAACCGTTGCAGTTCTGAGACTAGAAAAGTTTATCACGACCATAAAGAAATAGAGCTTGGGCCATATGAGTTTATCTTTGGTAGAGCTAAGTGTGCTGAGCAGACTGGCCTAGGGGAAAGGGAGGTGCGAAGCCGGCTGTTTTGGATGCTAGAAGCTAAAATCATCGAAAAAGCGACCAGCAAGTCGACCAGCAAGTTTACCGTCTACAAGATACTGACAGAAGCTTTTTCAGAAAAGACCGACCAGCAAAAAGTCCAACAACCGACCAGCAACCGACCAGCAACCGACCACAATAAAGAAGAAGAAGAAGACAAGAAGAAGAAGAAGAGAGAGAGTGTCGCTGCCGCTCCTGCACCCACGCAAATTTCGTTAAGGGAGCTAGTGACTATGAAGGTTGAAGAGTTTGCCAAGCTCCAAGCTTCGATTCCAGCTCAGCAGCTTGAATGGATGCTAGATAAGCTAGACTACTACCTAGCCAAGCCAACAACCAAGCGCGCCAAAGGCGCTAGCTGCTACAGCTATTTCCGTAAAGGTGGCTGGCTGCTGGACGCCTGGGAAGATCACAGATCCAAAGCAGCTAGGTCGCCTTACGGCTCTTCTGCTACCCCTATCATCCCATTCTTTCCGATGATGTCTGATGAGCAGGTAGACAGTGCACTTGTGGCAAAAATCGAAAGAGACCAATAACACCCAAAACCCAAAGGAATTATATGAATATCTCAAAAACGCAAAATAAGCCCCTTCCTGGAGCTTTTGATGCCGAAGGGCTATCTTACCTCGACCAAAGATGGTTAGACGCGTCAGAGGCCCGCAAACTACGTATTTCGGCCATTGACGGAATGGTCTGGTTTCCCTATTCAATCGATGGCGAGATTGTTCGATGGAAAGCTAGATCTATAACCGACAAGAAAAAGCAATTCTGGACCTCACTGCCTGAGAAGGAAAAAGACGACTGGAAGGCTCCTTTCTTCAACCAAGTGGAGCCGTACGACACCAAGTACCTAATCATCACTGAAGGCGAGTTCGACTGCTTAGCTCTATGCCAGCTAGGGGCTACAAATTGCGTATCACTCCCTAATGGTGCGTCCTCTGTAGAGGCTACCTTCAAAAATAACTACAGATTCCTGCAAAAGTTTGACAGGGTTTATATAGCTTTCGACATGGACGAGCCTGGCAATATTGCAGCCTCTAAAGCTATGAAAATGCTTCCCGTCAACAAGTACCGAAGGATCATTTTCCCAGCAGGTGAGACAGAGCCTAAAGACGCTAATCACTGGCTGATAGATACAGCTGCAAGACCTGAAGACCTGGCTAACCTGCTATTTTCTGCTGTTAGGCCAAAATGTGAGCGGTTAGAGCACATGTCGGATGCCGATCCCTCTCTCTTTGAAGAGATAGACTTCGGAGTGTCTACAGGCTGGAAAGGGCTAGATAAGATCCTAGGCGGAGTGAGGAAAGGTGAGGTGACTGTTATCTCTGCTGAAACTGGCTGCGGGAAGACCACCTTCTGCTTAAATCTAGCAGCTAACCTAGCCTCTAAGAATAAAGCTATCTGGATCAACAGCTTTGAAATGGACTGCAAGGTTATCTATCGCAAGCTAGCCTCTATGATACTAGCTAAAAACATCAGAGTTAGAAAGTTTGAAGACTCAGAAAGACAGTCTTTTTATCAATGGTCTTTACAGCACAATGTCTATGTAAACCCAAAGAATACTGGCAGCTCTATCCAAGAGATCAGGAAAGACTTTGAAATAGCAGCTCTAGCTTTTAATATAGAATATATAATCCTAGACCACTTGGACTATATTCACTCTCTAGGCCAGAACAAGTCCGCTCTGGAGAATATAGACGAAACTGTTAGAGAGCTACACTCTCTAGCTATGGAGTTCAATGTAGGTATTATCCTAGTTGCTCATCCTAGGCAGATACAAGGACCTCCTAGACCATTAAGTATCAATGACTTAAAGGGTAGCTCAGCAATCAAACAATATGCAGATAACATCTTATTGCTAACTCGTATGGATACCCTAGACCCTATGAAGATAAACCAGGTAAATCTAAGTGTTGTTAAAAACAGACTTCTAGGTAATCAATCAACTGTAACACTTTATTACAGCTCTGTAACAGACTCATACTCTGAACCAAATCAATTTTATTTATCACCAACAGAAAGAACGTATAGGAGATATGAAGATGCAGATAACTAATGTAAGACCTATTTTAAAAGGCATTATGGTAGCGTCAGTAACAATAACATTACCTAAGTGGGGTGGATTCTTTATTAAAGATATTACAGTCTTTGATAAGCAAGGCAATAGATGGATTGCTTTCCCTTCAGATCCTTACGAGAAAGATGGGGTAAAGAAATATGCCAGAAAGTGCGGGTACGAAGATAGAGACATGCAGAAGAAGTTTGAAATAGAGTTCTTTAAAGCCTTCGATGAGTACGTAAAGCAAAATCCGTTGCAGCCTCCTGCTCCGAAGCAGCAACAGACTTGGACACAGCCATCGTTCGGAAATGACGAATCAGATCCTTGGTACTAGATGAATCTACAATGGTCAGGGGTTGCAGCTATAGCCACTGTTAGCGAGAACAACGCTTCAGAGCACTGGAGAAAGCGACACTCTCGGACTTTATCACAGAAAAAACAGGTCTGGGCCTTCTTAAATAAAGAGAAGCCCAGGCCTTCCATGCCTTGCCATATACAGCTTACTAGGCTAAGCCCTAGGATGCTAGATTCAGACAACCTACAAGGAGCTCTAAAGTATATCAGAGACTCAGTAGCTGACTACCTAATCCCAGGCCTACAGCCAGGTAGAGCCGATGGAGATACTAGGCTATCCTGGAGTTATTCACAAGAGAAAGCCAAGACTAAAGGCATTAGAATATCTTTCTTTGATCCTTGACAAAAAATGTGTTGACATACAGCCTCAAATAGTAAATATTAAAATTTAATTTGAGGTGTTATGGCAAAAGCAAAACCAAAGCCAGTGCAGGTTGATGCTCCTATCAATAAAGGAGGAAGGCCACCTATATGGACAGATGAGGCTATAGAAGCAGAGGCAGACTTCTTACTAGAGTGGTGCTGCAACGAAGATGCTTTGGTACTAGCTACCTGCTATGGCATGAGGAAATATTCCTACCAAAGAGCTGAGGAGTGGGACGCTTCAAACAAGAAGTTTGCGGAGGCTAAGAGGATAGCTAAGACTATTGTAGGTGCCAGGCGTGAGCATGGAGCTATCATAGGCAAACTAGACAGCTCTATTATCAAGGCATCAATGGCTAACTATGACCCAGAGTACAGACGCCTGATGATCGAGGTAAAGTCTGCTAACTCAGCTAGTAACGTGCCTAAGTCAGTGGTCTTTTCCTTTTCTGGCCGTAACGACGATGACGGCCAAAATGTGGCCGAATAATGGCCGACTGTTTGCAAATAGATATCCCCTATAAGCCTAGGTGGTACCAGAAAGAGCTAGAGCAGGCGATCTTCGATCAACAGAAGAAGCGCGCTCTAATCGTATGGCATCGCAGAGCTGGCAAGGACATAGAATGCTTACAGCTTATGCTTAAGGCTATGCTTAGCAAGGTAGGGCTCTATTACTATTTCTTCCCTACATTCCGCCAGGCCAGAGCTGTTATCTGGGATGGCATAGACGAGAGTGGCAACAGGATTATAGACGCTATCCCACGCTCTATTATCGATGGTAAGCCTAATGAGACACAGATGAAGATAAGGCTACTTAACGGATCTCTATTTCAACTGGTGGGCACTGATAACTTTGACGCTATCGCTGGGACTAACCCTTGCGGATGTGTATTTAGCGAGTATAGCCTACAGGATCCTACCTGCTGGGAGATGATTATAAGCCCTATCCTGGTGAAAAACGGGGGCTGGGCTGTCTTCAACGGGACGCCGAGGGGTAAGAATCATCAATACAAGCTAGATCTCATCGCAAGGGATAACCCTGATAA